TGATGCCATGATTATAACCTCCTATGGTGTTGCTGTTGTTATATTATTTTTAACAATAACAATTAATTCATCTTCTTCTGATTTACTGAATGGGTTGAATGTATCTCTACTCTCCATTAATGGACTTCCGTCTTCATTAAAGATTCCAACTTCGCTTAATGCATATCCGTTAGAGTCTGTAGTTGCTACTCTTCCCCTTATTGTAGATTGAATATTTGTAAAGTCAAGACTTGGGTATCCTGTCTCAAATGCCTTGATATAATCGCTTGAACCTATTACCTTTAAATCATCCATCATAAAATCTCCTGCACTCCATGTTATTGCTGCGCCTGTTGAAATTAAACCAATATAAGTATAATCACATGCTCCTATTGTTGGAGCACCTGTTTCTGTTGATGTTGCACTTGTTAGACCATCTATTAAATTCCATTGACCTGCAGTTAAATCTGCATTGTCTTTTGTCCATTCGTAATAATTAGAATCATCGCTTCCGAATCTTATTACAAAACAGTCACTAGATATTAACTTTGCAAGTGCTGCTGCATCTTTAATATATAACCACATACTGAACTCTTTACTTGTAAAGTCTCGGCTTGTTGTTGATTTATATGTGTTTACTCCAGCTTCTGTTCCTGCATCTTTTGTTAAATTTAAACTATTGCTTCCTACTTTGTAGGTTGTACTATTTAAAGTTGTAGTCATATCTGCTGAGTCAGTCCAATCTGCTGTCTCACAATCATCTACTAATGTCTGAGTTATTGGTACTGGTGTTTCCAAGTCTGTATCTGATTCTTCTGCGCCAGTTGTCCCTGTACCTACTTTAAACTGTGATACTTGAAGCCTTGTTGGAACTTCGTTATAATGTCTATCAAGCATTATTTTTCTTCCGTCAGTTGTTATTGTGCTAGTAATTGTCATATTTTTCCACCTATAAACTTAGTTTATTATTGGTTGTGTCCCAGTCTCCTGTTCCTGATCCTTCAAAGTCTGTATCAATAAATTTCTCTATGTATGTTCTACTTGGGTGTGTTACTCTTACTTCTTCCATTGTATTCCAGTCGGATCCAAGCGTGTTTGTTCCTAATATATCATAATTAGGATTTGATAATATAAAACCACCACCCAATGGTCTTTGTTTGTATATCTTCATATATCTTCTATTAAAATAAATATCATGCTCAAATGTTCGGACCTTAACAAGCAAGTCTACATTTTTCTGGTTCTCTTCTTCAAGCCTTCGTATTCTGTCAAGAGTGAATTTTCCCCATTCTGCTATCTTCCATTGTTTGTCTCCAAGAGATAACTCATCTCCTTTATGAGGCCATTTCTTCGTTATTTGATTTATAACCAATGATCTGTCTTCATTATTTATTGAATCAACTACTCGTATCTTATGGCCTACTTCATAATCTATTAGTGTTGTTGGTTTTGCCATTGTTTCAACAAAGGGTATCCCAAACTTATCAATCCAAGAGTTTCCTCTTTGAAGCGCATCATCTACAGTCTGAATATCTGAGAAGTACTTCTCTGCTTTATGTATGCCATATAAATCCTGGCTATCTTCATCTGCTACTTCTACTGGTATTGGAATAACATTAATATATTGTATTTTTATATTAGCAGTATCATTTGCAGGAGTCCATGAGTCTTCGCATTTTATTTTTTTATTTTCCTTATCTATTGTATAATCGTATGTTCCTGCTGTGGATCCTTCTACTCCTGGAACTTTCAATACTTCTGAACCACCAACTATCTCAAAAACCTGTACTGTCTTTGGTTTTTTTGACAATGTAAACTCCTGGTTTGCTGTGTTATCTCCATCAAATAATTCAATATCTTGTACTTCCTGCACTGCTCCTTTCACAGTTAGAAGATTTATACAATTAGTATTATCAAATGCCCATACTGGAATTCCACTTACATTGTTATTACTACCACCAACATAAAGAATGTTTGTATTCTCTGTATATCCTTTTGGTTCACAATGGACCTTATCATCACTTGGATCGTATCTTATTTGGTAATCATAAATATCAGCTAGTGTTTGAAGTCGACTTAAAACATCTGTTCCGTTGCATACAAACTTTTGTATTGTTAGTGCTGAACCTGTGTCTACAACATCTGCTGTCATATTTCCGAACTCATCATTCTCAATCAAGTCTGTCATGATATCGCTTCCCTTAGCTTCTGTTGCAGGGAAGTTTGCGCCATCATAAGAATAAGTAACACTTGCTTGTTTTAGTTTTATTAATTTATCATGCGCCATGATCACGATTGTTGCGCCTTTTTTCTTTAAAGTATCAATGAATCCATTAAACACCCATTCGTCTGTGCTTGTTGTAAATCCTCTTTTTACTATTACAGTCATTCCGTTTCTTAAATCTGGGATTGCTGTATAAATTGAGTTTACAGATTGTATCTGAATATCTCGCACAACATCTCCGAATGTTTCTATCTCTTTCCAGTTTCTTAATGAAGTATCACTTATCTCAATTCCATTTATTATCACTTGAGTCTTCATCTTTTGAGCCATTTATGCAAGACCTTGTACTATTTTAATATCATAATCACACTTATTTCCTGGAACATCCCATGTTGTGTTTATACTCATAACCATGCAACCTATATTTCCTGTCTGGTCACTTGTAAATGTTACAACTTCCTGCTGTCCATCTATTAATGCTTCTAGCGCATCTACCAGTGCTTTTGTTGCTGCAATTGTACTCTCTGCGAATGTTCCTCGAATTGATATCATTTTTACTACACCAAGTAAATCGAAGACTTCTGTTTCATTACTATCTCCTGTTGGCATCGGCAATGGGATTATATTTGCATTCTTATCTATATTTAAGTTATTACATCCTGTTAGTGTTACTCCTGATAATGTTGGGATCGCCATTAAAATATCGCCTCAGTTGTTCTACCAGAAAATCCTCGCTTAGTTGAATCATCTATTGCTTGAACTATTTTATTTATTACACCTGAATCTATACTACTTGCATCTATTGCATTGATGTTAATTGTGATATTCTTTCCACCACCACCACTACCAAGTTCTCCTGGGTTCTGTGTTGCTATTAAATAATCCTTTGGATTTGTTGTTATTATATTTCCGTTTGGACTTATTATTGCATCATCAACTTTATTCTTTTTTCCCTTATCTCCACCACCGAAGATGCTGCTCCATGCTGACTTAAGTTTATCTATTACGCCTGTGAACCATCCTGGCATTGTTTCTGTGAAAAATGTTTTAACTGTCTCCCATGCTGTCTCAATCTTTCCTGGTATTTCTGAAATCCAAGTTTTCAACTCAGTCCATTTTTTTTTAATATATAATACTGCTGTATCCCACCATGCTGGAATAGTAACAGTGAAGAAAATTTTCATCTTCTCTTTTACAAACTCTATCCATTTTGGCCAGGTCTCAAGCATAAATACTGCTATCTTTTCTCTAATAGAATCTACCCATTGAGGCCATGTTTCAAGCATAAAAACTGCTATCTTTTCTCTAATAGAATCTACCCATTGAGGCCATGTCTCAATCATAAATGTTGCAATCTTTGCTCTTACTCCATCCATATCAATTCCAAAAACTGAAAGTAAACCATCCATCTTTTTAGCAAAGAAGTCAGTCCATCCTATTGTTATTGTTCCTATATTTTTTACTCCTTGCCATGCTTCAGATAATGATGCCAGTGCTATTCCTGCTGCTCCACCAATAACTGCTCCAGGTGCTCCAGCTAACTTTCCACCTGCCATTGCTCCTGCTGCTCCACCTGCTGCTTGTCTAGTTGCAAGTGTTGCTGCCTTCTGGCCTTCAGTCTTTTCTTCTTCTGGAGTAGTCAATGCTTTCATTAAAGATGATCCTTTCCATGCCTTATAGAATGGTACTGCGTATTTTAACATTGCTAATGCAAAAGGTCTTAGTATTGCAGATATAACATCTCCTACTGGTCTTAAAAATAACATCATAGATTTTGTGAATATACTCATTGTTGCTTGAAGCCTTGGACTTGATTTAACTAATGCTTTTATTCCTGCTTCTACTCCTTTAAATGCAACCATTCCTACTGCGACACCTTTGGCTATTTTCCCCATAGAAGTTCCTCCACTTGAACCTGAACCTGCTGCGCTTCTTCCAAGTGAACCTATGCCTTTTGTATCGAATACAATTCTTGCTTTCACAATGTCCTCTCCAGCTATTCTAACCACCTATTCTTCCATCTATTAAAGTATCTTCCTTTTGATTGTAAATTATCATTTAAATGATATTGTTTGTGTTCTTTTTCTGTCATCATTTTTAAGTTTTTTATTCTATTATCTTTTTTGTTTCCATTGATGTGATGTATTATACTTCCTTCTGGTATTGGACCGTTGTGTTGTTCCCAAACATATTTATGTTCTTTGACCCATTGTCCATTAATTTTAATTTCAATATATCCATTACATTCATGCTTTGAACCATCTTTTTTCCAATTGGGATGTTTTTCTCCCACTCTTTCTTTTGCCATTTTTTTAAAAATGGCACGAGTTGTTTCTGGCATCGAACCTCTTAACCCTTTATTCCATGCACCATTTTTTTTAATCCAATCTCTTAAACGAGTTTTATTTGCACTTTTACTCATTCTTTTTTTTGTTTGTTCACTATGTTTTGTTCCTTCTTGAAATTTTGATTTGCATTCATTATTACAATACAATCTTTTTTCTGCTTGTTTTTTACTTAATTTGTACTTTGTTTCAATCTCATTTCCACATTGTTTGCACTTCATGTTTGTCACCAAATACTACTTTTGCTTTAATGTTTTTAAAATGTTCTATCTTTTATTCCTCAGTTGAGCTTCATACTCTTGCTTTTTATACATTGAACCTATTAACATTATTAATTCAACCTCATCAAATGGTAAATCATCCATTTTTGTGTGACATCCAAACTCTTTATACCAACCATACTTCTTAATCATGGTATTAAGCCATGCTGAATCTGTTGCGTTTATTTCGACTCTGTAACTTTTACTTCTGGAGTCATATCGGACTCGGATGGCTTCTCTGATTTTTTTTCGGCATCAACCTCTGGTTCCAACATATTTTTTAATACATCAAGTATTAAATCGTATTCATCTGTTTGTAATGAATCAAGCGCACTTTTGATTGGTATGGATCCAAAAGGATGCGAATGTACGCACTCTGGTAACAATTCAGTATAATAAATTGTTGTTTTAAATCCATCTCTTGTTTCTGCTTTTATCAGTGCTTTATTCCTTTGACCTGCTAGTGGTATTCTTAATACCACTTCGCCTCGTTTAATATTTACAGTTTCCATGTGTTTCTACCTCGTTTAATTTTAAGCTACTATTGTGTACCATCTAAAAGGTACATTTGCTGCTGAGTCTGTTAATCCTGCTAGTGCGCTACCTGTTATTGTAATTTCAATCATACCATCTTCAAGTGCTACTGGTTCGCTGTAGTCTTCAAAATATGCATTTTCAAAGTCGATATTAAATACTCTGTCTCCGTTTGCTGCGCCTTAATTAGATCAAGGCTTAATGCTAGTGATGTATTCTCTGCACCTAAGCTTGGAGTTGTGCTTGTTGTTGTTCCATCAAATACAAGACTTCTTGCTTCTAATCCACTTAATACACTTGCTGTGCTATCGTAGTGTTTTCTTAGTACTAATGTGAATTCATATCTTCGTATTCCTGGTACTGGTTGATTTATTAGTCTACTTCCAAGTGTTCTATTAATAAATAAATTATTTGAACCACTTATCTGGATTGATTCAAGCTGTCCTATAGTGTCGCTTCCAACTGTTACGCTTCCATCTACGAATGTGAATGGTCTATTTGTTGGACCTGTATAAGCTTCAATTGATGTTGTGCTTGTACCTGTTCTTCCTACCCACTCTGCAGAACCTTTTACTGTTGCATCTTTCTCTGCTGTTATTGTCCAACTTTGAAATAATATACCATCGTAACTCATAGCATCTGAGTTTGCTGCATCTACGCTTCCTTCTTCTATTGTTAGACTTGGACACTGTCCTGCTGAATATCCTATTTGTTCAAGTTCTGCTACTTCGTATGGATCTGCTGCTGTTCCTGCTCCTGATACCTGTCCTATAACTAAATATTGTAAAAATGAAGGATCGGTCAATTCAAATTCTACGCTTCCTGTTACATCAAGGCCACCATTGACCATCTTTGTTGCGTTTCTTCCATCTCCAATTCCTTGGATTGCTATCATATTATTTTTTATCGTTCCACTGAAACTTGTGACCTTATCAATATAATTACCTGCTGTTGGAGCTCCTGGAGTTCCCCATGCTGTGTCTTCTGCAAAAATGCAGTATGTTTTTTGACCTGTATAAAATGCTTGAGCTGCTGCCATTTAATTCTCCTCCTTTTTGTCAGTTTCTTTCTTCTTATCTTTCTTTTTTTCTGGTTCTTGTTGTTTTCCCCAGTTCAATGATGGTGCCATAATTATCAACCTCGTTTAATTTTCGAACACGAACTGCACTTGGCAATCTTGGTTCCTTTGAAAAATTTTGTTTTCTCCGAATGGACTAACTATTAAAGGTCCCATTGCTGTTGGAGTTATGAATATAAAATTATAAAAATTCTTTTTGTTATCTTGAACTTTACTTCTAATTGATGCAATCATATCTTCTACATCATCTTGATCCTTATCGTATGCTACTATTGATATTAAATAACTGCTCTGTGTTGTTCCTGCTCCTATTTCTGTCTCAATTGTAGTTCCTGAGATAATATCTACAGCTACTCTTGGAAACTGGTTTAGTTTTAAATAAGGTTGAGGAAAGTCTGGGAATATTCTATCGCTTGTACCTTGATCATAGCTTATTGTATATGCTCCTGTCTGTGCTGCTACGAATGTTATTGCACCTGTTGCATAGTTAATTGAATATTCTGTTCCATATACTAGTGTTGTTCCTGCAACAACAATACTTCTTACATTCTTTAAAAGAGTAGGATTGGTTGCTAGAGTATATGTTAATGCTGCTGCAAATGTTCCAGTATCGGAGCTTGTTGTTACTCCCCTGTTAGAAACTGATATAATATCTTGATTTCTTAAGAATACTACTAATTCTTGTTTTATGTTCTTTATACTTGTCTTTGCCATTACATCACTCTCTTGAGTTTAAGGCTCCTTTCAGCAACCTATAGGTATTTTAGAAATAATATTTTATAAAACCATTGCTATTTAAAATTAAGAGTAAGATTTTTTTGTACTATTGGAATCAACTCATTGTTGAATGTTGGTCTAATGAATGGATATGGTCTGGTACCCCTTCGCTTTATTGCATATGCAAGTCTCCATGCTGCTGCCATATTCTTAGGATCGCCATCCTTACTTCCTGCTCCCCACTTCCTTCGCACCCATCCTTGTAGTGCTTCTACTGGTGGCATATGTGGTGGAGTTCCAAATTCTATATATTTGCCTTGCTCAGACATCTCTATAATAATAGAATTATTTTCTACTTTTACTATAATGCTTGATTTAAGTTCTCCAGTATCTGCTCCATGTTCCTGCGTTAATTTCTCTTTTAATGATTCCTGAAGTTCTATTGCGATTCCCCACATCGATTTATTAAGCTTCTGTTGGAAGTCTTCTTCATCAATTTTTATTATCATTCTATTAGAAATAAATTACATCTTGTAAATACAAACGATGTCTCTGCTCCTGATGCATCGAATACTCCTGGAACATTGTATGCCTCTTTTACTCTAAACTTAGTATATGATCTCATTAAACTTCCACTTGTTTCTGCTGCAACATCATGGCTTCCATCTGTTATTGTGATATGAGTTGTATCTGGCTTTGTTGCAACTGTGTATTCTCCATTATAGTTTGTTGTTCCCATAATTGCCAACTTATCGCCTACGCTTAATCCATGAACACTACTTGTTCCTACTGTGATTGTTGTGGCATCACCATCTATTGATGATATTACTACGCTTACCCCATCTGCATATATTTTGTCATCTTTCTCAACTAAATCTGCGTATTTAGTCAATGCCACTGCATCTCCTTTCTCTAGGAATCCTTCTTTTTGAAAGTCCCAACCTTGACCTGTTCGCATGAAGTATGCTTTTATTATTACTGGTGTTCCATCGGTTAGTGTTTCTTGGCCTGATATGTTAGAATTTGTTTGTGTTATCGGTACATGTACTATATTTCTACCTGCATAATTATTAAGTATACTATCAAAATCTGAGACAGATATTACTGATTGTACCATTTTATTTTTTTACCTTCTTTGCATCTTCTTTTATTTTGTCCCAGAACTCTCTATATCCGTTATACCATCCTATCTGGTCAAGAGGTCCCTTAAGCTCTGGTTTCTTTTTGCATTTCATTTTATTCTCCTAACCGAACAATGTGTACGGTCTATAAACTGGGTATTTTCTGAAGTCTGTTCCCAATGCGTTACTTTCATCACCATAAACGATACCTTTTGCTTCGGCTTGTAATTTATCAAGTCCTGCCTTAATATTCATATATGGCTCTCCTTTACTTCCTGTGAATCCACCTGGAAGGCTTACTGATGTGAAGTCATCGTATGTTGCGCTGATTTGTGATGCCAGTGCTTTCATTCCTGCTATGCATACACATAGTCTCTGGATTACTCTTGGTATTGGATATACTCCATAAATATATTTTAAAGCTATAAGTAAATTCTCATTATCTTTCCATGAATTAACTTCGGCACTATCACTAAGTATCATTTTACCTGTGTTTTTGTACTGGTCAATAGCTGTAGTAGTTACACTTGTACTGTCTATCGCTACTGAAACTAAGTTTATCACTGGTTGATATTTAAAAAATAGTTCTTTTGTTCCTGTTCCATCTACTGTCTCACTCTTGTATCCTAACTTAACGATTCTGAATTGTGATGTTGCATCTGTTGCTACACTAAATGCAGGACTTACTGTTATCTTTGTTGTATCGTTTGCAGTTATTTCGCTATACTCACCAGAGTTTGCGCCTGTATGGATCCAAAGAACATAACCAACATAATCATTTGAAGTCATTGTTAATGTTGAATCTGACAATGTTGTTGTTGAATAATCTCCATCTGCTGTTCCACTTTGTTCTAATGATCCAAAATAAGTTTTATAGATACTTTCTATCTCTTCCTGTGCATCAAGGATATAATCTTCTATTACTGAGTCAGAGATTGGAGCTCCTGTACTTGGATATCCTACTGCTTCCTTCACTTTTTGCACAGTCGTATATGGCATCTTACTCATCACTCACTGTTACGATAAATCTGAACTTCTTTGAAACTCCACCATTTGCAATCACAGCTTTAAACGCACCTGTTACAAATATTTTAAAACCTGCATCAGTAAAAGCAGAACCATCAGTGACTTTATTTCCTAGTGCTCTAGGTATAAATGTTGCATCTGCAGTTCCTAGATTTGCCTTAGTAATTATTGCAGTTGAGGCAGTTCCATTTTCATTTGTTACAACTAAATCTGCACCTGTATCTCCGTCATCATAATCCATTACTACTTTCTCAACATATCCTACTACAGAGTCTGTTGATGTGATAGTCAAGTCTCCTGAACCATCGCATGTTCCTTTTAGTTCTATAATTTTCATTTTAGATTCCTTGAAGTTTAAGTATTAACTCAACTCTCTGTCTTTCGTATCTTGGGATTTTATCATGACCAAATGATTTAATTAAATCTTCCTGTTCCTGTTTCTTCATTGTATATATCTCTTCTTCAGAATATTTTTTCTTCTCTTCTTTTTTCTCTATAGATTCTTTCTCTTCTAATGATTTTAATCCTTTTGATGCTTTCTCTTCTGCTGTGAATATGTGATAGTAACCTTTTTTTTCATTGTCCAGTCTTACTTCTCCAATCTCATCTCTATTTATCTTTGGACTAGGTTCCTGATTTAAACTTGATGCCATTAATACCATTTTAATTTCCTCCTATTTGTCAGTGCATCCTGGCATTCTAACAATAGATATACCTTCTGATGCTCTTTCTCTACACAATTGTGGTCTGTCTTCAAATATTGCGCATGTATTGTCTTCTTTAAGATGCTTACATGGTCGGTATATTTTAAACACTGCCTTGTTTCGCTTCTCTATGATTTCAATCTCATGATGATTATAATAATCAATATTGTCTTTACTAAATTTTTTATTTGTTCTGAATGTGAAAAATATATATTTACAACACTCTCCACATTTGCTGCAGTATCCCATGCTTACACCTCAAATTTATATTAAAAATAAAATAAAATATTTATGCAAATACTCCCAAGTCTCCTCTACCAACAAGTTCAACAACTCTACATGTATTTGAATTTGCACTCTGCAATGTAATTGTTGCTACTCCTGCTGTTACTGAGCAAGTTGCGATGTCAGTTACAATTATGCTACCACTTGTAGTATGTACCCAACTTCTGATTGTTAATAAACCAGTAGCTGAGATTCCATATTCTGAAAGTGTAACAGTAAATGTATCATTTTCATCAGTTGTATTTGGTGTTAAAAATGTTACTTTCTTAAGTCCTGCATTTGGTACTATTTCCCAAGACTTTAAGATTGAAGTTGCTGTCATCTTAAACGAAAACTCCCAAGTCTCCTCTACCAACGATTTGAATAACTCTCATGTCGTTATCTGTTCCTGCTGCAATTGTTACAGTTAGAACTCCTGATGATACTGCGCTTGTATTCAATTCAGTTGTGATTACGCTTCCATCGGATGTATGGACCCAACTTTCTACTGAAAGTAGACCAGTTGTGCTTATTCCATAATCTGCAAGAGTAATTTCCAAAGTGTTTGCTGCATCTGCTGTATTCGGTGTTATGAATAAAACTGATTTTAAGCCTGAGTTTGGTACTACTTCCCATGATTTTAATATTGATGTTGCTGTCATTATCTCTCTTCCTCCTTAGCTATATACTATTAGAGCACTTCCTGCTCCTGTTGATAAACTTGTTAATGTTATTACATTGCCTGAAATTGTTGCAATTTCAAGTAATCCATCGCTATCATCTATTGGAATTAAAAAGTGAATAGTTGATGCGTTTGAAACTGTCCAAGTATCATTCTGTGCTGCTTTTGCTGCTGAGTCTATAATACCAAGTCTCCATCCTTTATTATTGGATCCTGCCTGTGGTAATAAATCAATAGCATCCACATTTGTGTTTGTTGCTCCCATTTCTCATACCTCCATGAAAATTGAAAAAAATAAGGATATTAATCCTTACTCTATGCAGATATCGCTGTAATTGAAGAACAAAACTTAGTATTCTTAATTATCAACGCTTCATATATTTTCAACATGAATTTCTCACTGTCGTTTGTCTTTGCAAGATCTTCGAATGTCAAGTCTTGTAAAACTCTCATTTCAACTACACTTAAGTCTAAGAAGTACATTGCTTTTGAACCTGATACATTGCTTAGATACATGCTAGGAACTACTGGTACCTGGCCAACCATTGTGTTTAAAACAATTGTTGAAAATCCCCAGAATACTTGCTGAGTTGGTTGCATATAACCAATCTTTGCTGTTAATAATTCAAGTAAGTCATTAAAGACACCACTTGAGCATACTGCTAGATTTGGTCTTCCACCATCATCGAATGCATACTGGATTGCTGTATTGATATCGCTTAGACTCAATGCAGTTGTTCCTTTTGCAACAGTGTTAGTTGTGCTCATTAAAGTTACAATTCCTGAGAATTGAGTTGCATCAGTTGATGATGATCCATTAACAATTAATGATTCTTCTAGCTCTCTGATTTCTCTTGTTTTGATTAAGATTTCAATTTGCTTTGCATTCATTGCACCTGCATCGTTGAATGAACCTGTTGCTCCACCCTGTGGATTTAGGCCTTGTAAGATATAACTTGGCATTGCTGCAATAGCAGGACCAGTAACTCTTCCAACTGCGTACAAGAATTTAATTGCTGTTGATGCTCTATCAAAAGTTGTATTAGTTTCTGATAGTGCTGCATCTTCAACTGCTGTTTCTCCACCACCTTTTGCTGTGATGATGTTATAATCTGCTGTCATACCTTGGTTAGTAACTCTTGGAATTAATTCCACTAATGGAGTATACTTTCTAGTTGTATCTACAACTCTTGGATCTACATAGATTGGAACCATTGCATATCCTGCTGTTCCTACTCCACCTGCTGTAGTGCTCAATGCTTTCATACCAATTGCTGCTGCATCGTTTAATTGTGCTCTCATGTCTACATTAAATTTCGGTTCTCCACCATTGCATAGACTTTTTACATCTACTTCTTGATACTTTGTTCCGTTAGGTATATTACCGAATGATTGTGCGTATGCTCCACCACTACTAAATCCTGATGGTAAATTTCCACTATCTGCCATTATTTTCTGCCTCCTTATATTAAATCAAGAACATTATGTTTTTGCTCTTGAGATTTTAATTCTGGTTCTTCTGGTGCTAATGATTTAAGAACATTTGTTTCTTTGAAGCTTTTAAACTCGCCCTGAGTTTTGTCTAGCTCTTCTTTTATTGCTTTTAATTCTTCAGTTAATTTCTTGATTGCTTCCTCTTCAACTTCTTTCTTCTTTTCAGGCTCTGCTACTGGCTCAGCTACAGGTTCTTTTACTACTTCTGCTACTGGTTCAGCTACTGGTTCAGCTACTGGTTCTGGTTGAACATTATTTTCTTCTGACACTTGTATCTCCTCCTTGGACTTCAATACGGACTTTGGTACAAGAACACATTCCTCACAGTTTGGTCCTTCTATTGTCTCCATATCTTCTATCGCTTTCAACATTACTGACTTCATTCCATAATCCATTATAACTGCGCCTGGATTAACTGGCACAGAAGTCAATGCTACATTAAGCAATTTTAAATCTTCAATAAGTCTTACTTGTGTATTACCTACTGATTTCATTGTTGTTTTTAATGGTTTAAATGCTATTGAGAATGCTTTTACAAATCCATCTTTTATTGATCCCCATAAACTCTTAAATTTTGGACTATGTGCATTCAGTTGTGCTTTTACCCACAATCCCCTATCATCTACTTTGGCTTCGACTATCTTACCTGCAGGGAGTATTGTTGGATTATCTCTGAACATCTCATGATCGTAATCGAGAGCTATGACGGATTCTTTCATTTGTCTCAACATAGACTTAAATGCATTTGGTGTTACTGCATCATTGTACAAATCAATGTCTGGAACTGATATATATCCTGTGACATAGAACTTCTTTCCACTCTTTGTTTCAACTATTTGATGGCTGATTGTTTCTGTTAAGAAAGAGTACGATTTGTTTGCTTTCAAAATAGCTTTAATTCTATCTTCCGAATCCATAAGATATTATTTAGAAAAAATATTTTATAAAACCATCGCTATTTCTTAAACCATGTGATAATACTTACAAGGAATAATCCTGCGCCTAATATTATATTAAATGTAAATTGTACCCAGTTTCTTGCTAGACCACTCTTTTGGTTTACTCTTGCAGGACAGTTCTCTTGAATAGATTTTATTTCTGCAATTCTTATATGCGCATCTGCTACCTTTCCATTGGTGATTGACACTTTATCATCTATCCTTGATACTCTACCTATTAAATCATCAAGCTTTTGGTTAAGAACTCCATTTGTGATCCTCATTCTCTATCCTCAACCTTACTTCCAACACCAAC